TCACCAAAGTAGGCGTTTGATGCTGTTCCGTTAGATGTTGAATATTGCGTACCAACAAAACTGTTGGTTAGACTCGTAAATGTTTTAGCCCCAGAAATAGTTTGAGTGCCTGTTTTAGTTACGATACCCGCGCCATCTAGCGTGGTTGAACCTGTACCACCGTTGGCTACCGCTAATGTGCCGCCTAGCGTCAACGTACCTGACGTTGTGATAGGGCCACCAGTAAGCGTAAGCCCTGTCGTACCACCACTACCACTGACGCTAGTTACCGTGCCACCCGTACCTGAAGCCGTTAACGTACCTCCGGCGAAACTTAAACCTGAGCCGACCGTAACGTTACTAAATCCACCCGCGCCGTTACCGTAAAGAATACTGGTGCCGCTTGTCGCCGGAGCATAATCAGTACCCGACACAGCTGCACTTATGGCCGTACCGTTACCCTTAAGCACGCCCGTAACGGTTGTGGACAGCGTAATAGCTGGCGTTGTTGTTGCGGTGGCAACCGTTCCCGCTAAACCGTTTGCGGAGACTACTGAAACTGACGTAACGCTTCCTGTCCCTGCGGAAGACCAGACAAACGAAGTACCATTCCACTGAAGATAGGTGTTGGTTACCGTCGGTGCAGTAATAAACGAAGTAACACCTGCGCCAGTTTGATAAAGAATTCTATTTGCCGCGCCCCCCGCTATAGCGGCAGATGTGCCTGTCGTATTCTGGTTAAGCGTTGGTATATCGGCGGCGACAATAGCGCGGAACGTAGGGACGCCTGCAATACCGTTAGGTGCGGCCAAAAAGTAATTAGCAGTTTTGCTGGCGTAAGGGTTTTGCGTGTCGCCGTAGTTGGCGTTCAATGAAATGGTTGGAGTCGTTCCACCACTTGACGCAATTGGCGCTGTTCCTGATACTGACGTAACAGGCGCTGTTCCAGACGATGCAGATGTAATTCGTCCATACGTATCAACAGTAATACTCGCGTTGGTATAACTTGCCGCAGTAACGCCAGATGTTGCTAATGCAATGGTTCCAGATGTTGTTATTGTTCCACCAGTTAAACCGGCCCCCGCAGTAATACTAGTAACAGTACCTGTGCCCCCGGTGGCAGATAATGTACCTGCGCTAAAGCTCAAACCAGTGCCAACAGTCACGTTGCTAAAGCCACCAGAGCCATTACCATACAAAATGGACGTACCGCTAGTTGCAGGAGCGTAATCTGCACCACTAGTGGCGGTTGTAAAACCTGATCCAGTACCTTTGAGGATGCCGTTTAAGGTGGTGGAAACTGCAAGCGTCCCAGACCCTGTTACGGGCGACCCAGATACCGAAAAACCTGTGGGCATTGATAGACCAACAGACGTGACTGTACCGGCGCCTGAAGGCGTACCCCAAACAAACGCTGTGCCATTCCACCCAAGATAGGTAGATGATGTTGTTGGCGCAGCGATAAAAGAAGTTGCGCCCGCCCCTGTTTGATAAGCCACCCTGTTAGCCGCACCGCCTGCTAGATTAGTCGCCGTGGTTGCGGATGTTGCAGTTGTTGCGGATGTTGCAGTGGCTGCGTTACCGCCAATAGAAAGGCTACTAGCGGTGCCTGTTAAACCCGTCCCTGGCCCGCTAAACTGTGTAGTGGCTGTAATCGTTGTACCGCGCACCGTAGATGCTGTAGTAGCGCCGACTGATGTGCCATCAATCGTTCCGCCGGTAATCGCAACCGAGCTGGCCGATTGCGTGGACATAGTTCCTAAGCCGGTGATGTCTGTGTTAGGAATTGTTGATGATGCCGTTAATGCGCTGGTTCCGCTACCTTTAACGTAACCTGTTAATGTAGTAGCGCCCGTACCTCCATTAGCTACAGCTAAAGTTCCAGCCAGCGTCAATGTGCCGCTGGTAGTAATCGGTGAACCACTAAAAGTAAGGCCTGTTGTACCGCCCGAAGCGGCTACGCTTGTAACTGTCCCTGTGCCGCTTCCCGTTGCAGCGATAGTAATAGCACCCGACGCATTAGTAATCGTTATATTGCTGCCTGCGGTTAAATTTGCAGACGTGTAGCCAGTACCGTTACCTATAAGCAGCGCGCCGTTAGCAGGCGTCGTTGTGATACCTGTGCCACCATTACTGACATTCAGCGTACCAGACATTGTTATCGTACCGGACGTTGTAATTGGACCGCCGGTAAAAGTTACGCCTGTAGTGCCGCCAGATACATCTACGCTAGTGACGGTTCCTGAACCACCTCCAGATGATGTAACGGGAATAACTGGGGGCGCTAAGTCAGCGTAGTTAGTTGATATGATTTGTACGATAGAAGGTGATAAGGCTTGATTGTCAGCCAACGATATAAAAGGTACAGGAACTGGCGCAGGGTCAGTCATACTGTTGGATAACAGTATGTTGATGTTTTGTTCAGGTGGCCCAACCTGAATGTCGTCTAAGGTAATTTGATTGTTACCTTGCCCAACTAACGTAAACAAATTTAAAAAAAACCGATACCATTCACGCGAAATAAGCCCCGTACGCTCGTCAATGATGCTGACGCGGGGTGCAGGTATGTTAGTTACGTTAGGCATTGGTTGGCGTTATGAGAAGTTCCGCGCCCATAATCGCTGTTTTAACAGGATCAGTCATTGATAACTCATAGACTCTATCGCGCAACTTCATGGTCATCCCTAGACGTCTAAACCAAACGCGGTGGCCGTATTCACCAATTTTTCCAACCGAGGATGTACGGTAGTTAGACCATGTGTGACCGCCATCGTCAGACCAACGCAGCATAACCTCTGGGTCGCTACCTTGGCCTGTGGATAGCCCAACGCCAGACTCAATGTCGATCTGCATCGAATACTGCGCGGTGCGTTTGAGATTGTTTTGGCCGGTCGGCAGCGCCCGCCACGAGCGCAGCCACTTTTGTATCTGTCCGTTGTCAGCGTAGGTGTCAAGGTCAAACGCGTAAATGTTGCCGTTTTGATAGTCGCCTACAATAATTTTATTGTTGAACGCCATTTGGCAATTGCTGCGGTGCCGCGTAAATGACCCGTTATTCCACCCCGCGCGCTCATGCCATGCGCCTGTCGCAACGTCATAGACCCAGGTTGTATTGGCGCTGGGGAAGATAAGCACGTAAAAGCTGTGGCCGTCTTGCTGGTAGGTGTACGCAAGCGCGTCAGTAAGATTGCCGTACTGTTGAATTTGCCACTCAACGGCGTGGGTACTGATGCGTTGGCCGGTGTAGCCATTAGCGCGGTAGACAATACCTTGACCTCTGGCGTCAGCGCCAAGCCAAAACAGACCGTTATCCATCTTAGCGATGGTGTACGCTGATATACAGCCAATCTCATTAAACGCGCCTTGGATGCGCTGTAACGGGAAATCAGGCGTACCAGCGTCGTACCAAACTTCAACGGTACTTGTGCCGTATACCCAAACTTCACGATGATCAACAATAAGGCCCACCACACCGTCGGGTGATCCTTCGGCGCTCGCAAAGTCAAGCGGATCAATAGACGTACCATCAAGCAGTTGCGTAACCCAAATACGTTGGCTGTTAGGCTCATTAAAAACAAAGTAGCCGTCGATGTAGCCAACCGTTACCGCACCAGGAAAATCAGGGTCTATGATTTGACCAAATTCGCCCGTGTCAACGTTGTAGATGTAGCTAGGACCGTTGCAGGCAATGAATAACTGTATGCCGTTGTCAGCCATGCTGACAGGGCCAGTGCCAGGAATAGAGCCGATAAGCGTAGCAGCGTAACTGGTGTTGATTCGGTACAGTTCGTTACCGGATACAACAAACGCGGTACTGTTATCAGACGAAAACGTCCATAGCCCTCTGATGGGGCCGCTGCCGATCGTAGCAAGGTTTAGTAGACCAGGGCAGCGCTGAAGAAACGCAGGTTCTTTGCCGCCTTCCGGCACTACCTCTGGAAATAAATTGACCATCCTCGCATCGGCTGCGTTGACGGAACGGGCAACGTAAGTCGAGCCAAGGATCGGCGTTTTCATTAGAAGTTATTGGCGTAGATGTTGTACCGTTGACGCGTCGCAACAATCGGATAAGGTATTGCCATAAGGTCGCCAGGAAAGTTAACGCGCTTGATGTTGCGCTTACTTGACATGGCAATACGCTGTACCTGCGGCGAAGGTTCTACACCAAACTCAGGCGCTAACTCGCACGCTAGGTTGTAGCGAAACGCGCGTAAATAGCCTGGTGGAAAGTACATGTCTGTAGCGACGCTTGACACTTCATTGAGCGTTTCTACCGAAATAATGTGCCACTCTAAGGCTTTAATAGGTACAGGGTAAATGGTCATCTCAATATCAGGAAAGGTATTGTTGACCCATAAAACCTGCGGATAGGTGGACGTAACCGTTTTAAACGCGATGCCGTCGTACTGCTGCTGATTGATAAGTTTGACGCCAAACGACAACCCTGATGAAGGGTCTTTAAAATAAGTTGCGTCGTCAACTTCGATAGGACGATTGCCAACAAAATCACCAGTAGGCCCAAGCGTGCGGGACATGGTGTAAGCAGGCCATGTAAACACCTGATCTTGCGTGCTAAACACCGACAGGCGCTCGGTATCCCATGACTGAATCATTTGATTCATCGCCATGATGGAATCTTGCATCACAGCAACCGAGGGCTGTTCACCTTCGGCCAACACGCCAAGAAGTCTAAGCGACCCTTCAATCAATTCAGCGGCAGTTGTCATGACTCAATCTCCTGAGGTCTGCGACTGCGACGACGTGGTTGAAGTTCGTTAACAGTCTCATGCTCATCCGTTACGGCATTAGGATCATACGCTTCCCAGCCATTTTGTCTGTCATGTTCAGCTTCCATGTCAGATATAGCAACTTTAGCACCATGCGTAGGGTGGCGAAGATAGATGACGGCCATAATTTTAAATGGGGGTAGTTAGCCCCCGCGCCTTTACACGCAATGAATTACAGCAAAATTAATAACAACTGCTTCAGACAGCGAGCCGCCTGAGATGTTACGCACGGTAATTGACGCAGAACCTGCGCTTATACCGGAAACCCAGCAGTTATACGCGCCAGCCGTAGCACCACCGCTTACGTTCAGAATCAAGATGTCGTTAGTAGAAATAAGCGAGTTGTTTAACGTAAAAGTTACGTTGGTTACGCTCGCCAAAGCTGCGTTATTCATCGTGATCTGACCGGCGGCTTTGTTAAGCGTTACAGCGGTCGATTTGCTAGTAGCCTGAGTTACCGTACCTTGAGCGTTTGCTGTGTAACCAAACTGTTCATCAGACAATATGTACTGCGCGCCGATGATGTCTTGGTCAGTGAAAGCAACGCCGATTGGCTTAGTGTTTGACATAGCTAATCCTTTTAAAAATAGGGGGCGAACCCCCTATCAATTACGCAATACGATAAGCCGTCCAAGTACCGGTACCGGTCTTGCGTGCTAGCCACTGCGAAGACGTGTTAGCCGATACCGCAGCGGT